TCGAACCGGAAGCTGAACGAGACGGTAGGCGGGATGAACATCCTGACCAACAACGCCAACCAGGTCAGCGCCTACCAGCTCAAGACATGGGTGGAGACGTGGGCTGAGCCCGTGCTGCGCCAGATCCTGCTGCTCGAGCAGTATTACGAGAGCGACGCGACGCTGCTGGCGCTGTGCGCGAAGAAGGCCGACATCGCCCTCAAGTTCGGCATCGACACCGTGACCGATGAACTGCTGATGCAGGAGTTGCACCTGTCCGTCGGCGTGGGCATGGGAGCCACCAACCCGACCGAGAAGGCCAACCTGTTGCTGACGACGCTGCAAACCCTGCGCGACATCCTCGCCGACGGCCAGCTCGAGAGCCGCGGGCTCATCCTCAACGAGGTGGTCAACGAGATTTTCGGCAAGCTGGGCTACAGCGACGGCAGCCGATTCTTCGATATGGAAGGCAAGGATCTGCGGATCAAGGCGCTCGAAAGCCAGATTGCGCAGCTTCAGTCCGCGCTCGACGCCAAGCACCCGCCCAAGCTGCTGGACGCGCAGATCCGCAAGATCGAAGCGGAGATTGCCGGCATGGGGCCGAAGGCCGAGGGCGAACGCGCGAAGGCCATCAAGGCCGGCGTCGAAGCCACCTACAGCGCGTTGCAAGGCGCGCAGGTACTCGCCGCCATCCCGGACGTCGCGCCGGTAGCCGACGACATCATGATTTCAGCCGGCGCCGATGACCCGAATTTCATCGCCCCAGCTGGCGTGCCTGCGCCTGGCCTGACCGTCAACCCGCTCTACAACCC